GATCTACTGCGCGGCGTGTGCCTGATACAGCAATTGTTTTACCGTTAATTTGAGTATAGTTACCCAAACGTGTACGGAAAGGACCTGACACAGCAAATTTATCACCAGTTGCAGGTGTTGCGCCTGTGCCGCCAGCACCATTAGCAGTTGGAGCAATCCAGTCAGTGCCTTCGCCAATGCGAGAGTTGCCTGGGGCTTCTAACTGATCTGTCTGCCACTCATGGTAAATAGCTGTTGCTTTAGATTTACCAATAGATGAAGTAAAAGGAGTTTCATCACGAGTGATCATTGTGATAAAGTTTGCTAGATCTTCCCGTTGGGAAACATCTTTGCCAGTTCCGCGAGCTGGTCCTTGTGGACCTCCGGTGCCGCGAACACCAAGATTATTAGCCATATTAATTATACCTCCAGGGTATTAAAGATTTAAAGATTGGTTGGCAAGACCTCTCAAAAACTCCATTTGATCTTCATTAGAAGAATCAGGGTTCATTGCTCTAGCTTTAACTTCAGCCGCCTTGTCTTGTTTTTTGCGGGTTGTAGTTTTAGCTTTCTTAAGCGGAGCCTTTTTAGATGGAGTGGCTTTTCTTTTTGCAGTACCTTTAGTAATACCTTGTTTTAGTCTACGATAATCATCGACAAACTTTACAATAACTGGATCGGCAATTGAATCTAATACCTCTGTAGAAATACCTTCTTCAATAGCAAATTCACGAATTGCTACAGCAGTTCCTTCATTAAAGTCAGGGATCATGTCAGGAATGGTTTGATTAAAATATTGAATTTGTTCATTCCATTCTTTTTCATTTTGTGCCTGTTCAGATTTTTGAAGAGTAGTAACTAGTTCTTCACGTTGATTACGTGCATTCCAGTAACTCTTTTGTGCTTGTTCTCGTTTATCTTTTAATTCGCCAACTTCATATGTATCACCATCTTTACGAGCCTTATCAATTTGAGATTCGATATCATGGTACTCTTTAGAAAGAGCTTGTTCATTTGAGTACAGTATAGCAGCAGATGCCTTAGATAAGTTTTGGATTTCTCCAACCTTTTCTTGGTATTCTTCTTCTAACTGTTTCCTTGCATCACCAAGTTCACGACCCTTTTTAGACAGATGTTGTTCAGTAGAGTAACCTTTAATAAGGTCACCAAAAGAAACTTCTGTATGTTCGCCATCTATTTTGACTACAACTTTAGCTTCTAGATCCAAGTCATCTGTAGCAAACACATCAGGTTCATCGGTAGCGGATTCTTCATCAGCATCTTCTTCGTCTGTGTCTTCTTCAGCTTCTTCTTCAATCTCTTCTTCATCATCTTTATTATCGGATTCTTCTAATGTTTCTGGGTCTTCTTCATCAGAATCTTCCGCGTCTAACTTAGGTACTTGCTCATTGGGTAGAGTATCTACGAACTCAGAGTTCGAAATGATGTCAGCCAGCAAAGCCTCTTCAGTTTGACTATTAACCTCTGCAGTAGGTTCATCCATTTGGGTAGAGTCTACAGACGCTTCGGTATTACTTTCCATTTGCTATCTCCTTTTTAGGACTAGCCTTTTCAGAATTTTTTATTTTAGTATAATGATCAATAAGTGAATGCATGTGTACAAGTTTATCAGCATTAAGTTTTGCTTTACCTCCACTACGCATAGAGTCATATTCTAAAGTATTAATCATTTCTTTATAATTTGTTATAAGAGCATCGATGTCAATCGGTCTCATTGTTGTCCTCCTGTAGGTGCGGAATGTTTTTTCCGTACATCTCAAAGCTCATCATTTTCTCCTTAACACTTCCTAGTGCCATAGCAGAACTGTAGAGAAACTCACGAGATTTAGTTTCATGTGGATCCGTCTTGAGCCACTCAAGGAAAAAGTCAATTAAGACTTCACCATATACTTCATCAAAGAACTCATCCCGTTCCCTAGAGGCAAAGTGTCCTTTAACATGGGATTGCCTTGCTAGTTCTTCGGGATGGATCTTTTGATTTCCGTATGATTTATTATTACCCAGCTTCTTCTCAGCTGTCTTTCGGTATTTGTCCATTATCTACACACGATGATGGATATAGATACGCTCATCAGTTTGAGCAGCTGTACCGTGTGATGTTTTAATGTTCTCCATTACACAAGCACCGTATCCACCAACATGTGTGTAATTAAGAAATTCTTTTGCTGGAATCTTAATGCCTTTATCAGATGCATTAATTGAGCCAGCGCATTTAAGATCAAGTGTAATTACAGAATCTGTTTCATTTGTAAATACAACTGTTTTATTACCTGAAGTACTTGTTACTGCAGTTCCTGCCTGAGTAGCTCCTACACCAAGTTTACTAATAGTCGAATGTGCCATTTATATCATCTCCTGAGGTCCCTGTGGTCCCATCTGTGGTTGTGGCTGTGGTTGAGGTGGGCTTAGGATTTTTCTAGCTAACATAATAATCTGGTCATACCCAGGATGTTCTGGTAACTCTGCACCCTCTTTAGTTGCTTTAATTTGAAGATCTGCCCATTCTTGAAAATGTTTATCAATTGATACTGCAAGCTGTTTAGAATTATCATCCATAGTGTTTTTAGTTTGAGCACCAGTGTAAATAACATTTGCTTCTGATAATGCAGCTTCAGCTTCAATCTTACGTTGTTGCAAAGCTTGTTCTGCTTGAGCTTGTTGTTGTTGACCTTGAATAGCTTGAGCAGCTTTTTGTTTAAATTCATCTGTATTGTAATCTTGTAAGAAATCATTACTATCTATATCTAGTGCTTCAATAAGTTTAGTAGCAAGAATAGCTGGGGCTTCTGGTTTTACAATCATACCTGCACCTTGTTGTGCTAATCCAGGAAGAATTTCTCCAGCAATACGACTATACTTTCCTATCATAGATGCGTTAGAGTTTTCACCAATATCTAATAAAACTTCTAAATCCATACTTGAAGGTAGTGCTTGCAGGTTAATAGATCTAAATGCACCTGCAATATTATAATCTAAATTGCCTTTCATATTACTACGCATTGTAGAGTAAATACCAGACAGAAGACGTTTAAACCCTGTCTCAGCAAACCTACGTGCAATGTGTTGAATACGTTTTTGTGCAGCAGACTGAACCGCTGATAGTTTTTGTTCAGAGTTGCCTGACACATATAGTGTATCATTAAGACCTTGAGCAGCCTTGGACATACCAGTAGCTTGCTCTTTAATCATTTGCAAATGCTCAAGCAACGGTACAGTACCTGTTGAGATTGTCTCAGGGGGTAACTGTTGAACAGCACCTATAGGGCTTCCGTTAGTTGGAATAATTTGTTTAGGTTTCATGTTCTGCAATGCAGAGAAGTCTACCACATTAGGGTCAGCCAATTTAGGCGAATAGTTAGTGAGGTATGTATTCTCTACAAAGCCACGTAGGATGGCGGTCGATGCCAGTGTAGAACTACGTGTAAAATCTGCCATTGATAAACCATAAAATTCAAATGGGATATCAATAGGAACAATAGAAGCCATTGGGATTTCATCACAATCTTCTTCGTATAAGATGTGAGATCCTGCTATAATAAAATGTTTTAACTCTGCAATACCATCACCATCACGATCAACATGCATCCAACACTCTGTAACAGCCACTTCACGATTGGCTTCTAGTGGTGTGGTTTCTTGTTGCAAAGATCCTTGAGTGTACTCTTGACCTGTAACTTGTTTACGTGCTGCAATGTCTTGAGAGTATTTTAAACTACCTGACCATGAATCATCACTAAGCTCATCCCAGGCATCAATATTGTCAGCCATTTCAGGATAGTATTTACGAATTTCTGAACGTGTCATTTCTGTCTGCATACCAACAAAAGCTGCATCATCAATACATGTAGCCTCTCTTGATATACGAAAGTTTTCTGGTGGAACCAGTTCTACTTTAACACGAGATTTATTAATACGTTTACGAATACGAACATCAACATACATAAGTTCTACTTCTTGAGAAAATTCTTCTGGTTGATTTTCAAATTCTAAGTTACCAACAATTTCAACATCATCTTCTGATAATAGTTTATCAAGGTTTGGTTGACTAATCTTTTCATATTCTTCAAATACGTAATCGTAGTCTTCAATGTAACCCCAACGGCACACAGCATTCTTCCATAGCAATGCTGCTTTCATCCATTGTTGTATAAGTTCCCATCCATTATTCTTTTTAAACAGACAATAGTTAGTTATGTCAGAAGCATCCTTAGCAGCTTGAATTGCTGCAGGAGAGCTATCCCAAGGCATAAACCTTGCTAGTCTTTTATTTGTAAGAAACAAATCAGATAAGACAGCTGTATAAGCTTCAACTACTTCTGTTGTAGATGTGTCTACAATTGTACTAACACCCTGGGGTGATAAGTGGTAGTCAGCCACTCCAGCATATTCGTAAGTAGCTTTTAACCTTTCTCTTGCTAGTTCAGATGAGTTTAACCAATCACCAGTAGAGTTCTGTACACCAGATTCTACCATGTTAATTAGTTGCTCATCACTAACAACTTCTTTATATCCTTCGGGTATCATTAATTTTTCCCTCCAGTGCCTGAGTATATAGGCTTAGCTTTTTCTAAAGATTTTAAATCATAAGAACCAGCCTTAGGT